GTCATATATCGAAGTGCCTGAGTCCAAAGTTGACCTGGTTGACGAACTTGCCGCAGAAGTAGAAGAGCTTGAAGAAGCCCATAATACTGCTGTTGCACAAACACTTGCAATGCAGGAAGAACTCGAAGTATTAAAGCGTGATGCAATCATCCGTGAAGCTGCTGAAGGTCTTGCCGCTACTCAAGTTGAAAAACTTAAGAAATTGGCTGAAGATGTAGATTTCGACGATGCCGAAACCTTTGCACAAAAGGTAGAGACAATCAAAGAATCATACTTCACCAAAAAAGCAACTGAGTCTGCTGATATTGTTGAAGAAGACGATGACGGCGAAGCCGTAGTCGAAGCTTCAGGTTCAATGGCTCAGTACATCCAAGCAATCCAAAGATCAAAGAAATAATTGGGAGTCCAAAAAAATGCAATCTTATGACAATTTAATGGAGAAGTGGGCACCTGTACTGAATGAAGAATCAGCAGGCACTATCCAAGACGCACACCGGAAAGCTGTAACAGCAGCTGTTCTAGAAAACCAGGAAATCGCTCTTCGTGAAGAGGGACTACTGAACGAAACTAACGACACAGCAACAGTAACATCAGGCACAACAGCTAACTGGAACCCAGTACTGATTGCGCTTGTACGTCGTGCAATGCCAAATCTAATGGCATACGACATCTGTGGTGTACAGCCAATGTCTGGTCCAACTGGCTTGATCTTCGCTATGAAGTCACGCTTCCAGACAACTAAATCAGGCGCAGCTGCAAACTCAGAAGCACTGTTCAACGAAGCTGTAGCTAATTACTCAGGTGATTCAGGTACTGCCGCACAATCTGCAGATCCATCAGGTCTGTCAGGCGTAACAGATGGTTCGCATCTAACAGCTGACTCAAGCATCGATAACGAGCGCGATTCATCATTACCAGATGCTAACATCGATCCATACACAACTGCAGAAGCTGAAGCACTTGGTGTATCAGGCGGCGAGCAGTTCGCTGAAATGGGTTTCACCATTGAAAAAGCAACAGTGACTGCCAAGTCACGTGCACTGAAAGCAGAATACACTCTGGAACTGGCACAAGACCTGAAAGCAATTCATGGTCTGGATGCTGAGACAGAGCTAGCTAACATTCTGTCAACAGAAATCATGGCTGAAATCAACCGTGAAGTAGTTCGTACAATTAACTCACAAGCTAAGACAGGCGCAGGAACATCAAACACTGCAATCAATGGTATCTTCGACGTACAAACAGACGCTGATGGCCGTTGGTCAGTAGAGAAGTTCAAAGGTCTAATCATGCAGATCGAGCGTGAATCAAACCAGATCGCGAAAGACACACGTCGCGGTAAAGGTAACTTCATGATCTGTTCTTCTGACGTAGCTTCTGCTTTGTCAGCATCAGGCATGTTGGATTACTCACCTGCAATGTCAACAAACTTGAACGTAGACGATACCGGCAATACATTCGCTGGTGTACTAAACGGTCGCATGCGTGTCTATATTGACCCATATGCAACAACCGATTACGTAAACGTTGGTTACAAAGGTACAAACCCATACGACGCTGGTCTGTTCTACTGTCCATACGTACCATTAACAATGGTTCGTGCGGTTGGTGAAGACACCTTCCAGCCGAAGATTGGCTTTAAGACTCGCTACGGCATGGTCTCAAACCCATTCGTTGGTGCAACACCTTCAAACGGTCTAGCAGCTGCTAAGACTAACCAATACTACCGTATCTTCCGCGTGGACAACATCCTCGGAGCATAAGGTAACACTTATAAAAATAAGAGAGGAGGCTTCGGTCTCCTCTTTTTTTATCTAAAACGTATAAATAGTAACATGGCAACTTTAACAGATAACTTTAATTACTTACAACCGACCAGTTTTAAATTGGTTATTGATCGAAAGAACTTTCCTAACCTCGAGTTCTTTTGTCAGAATGTAACACATCCTGGTCTTCTTATGCCAGCGGCAGAAATGCCTATACGGCGAATGCAATCAATTCCGTATCCAGGTGAATCTCTTACAATTAATGAACTTTCGTGTAATATATTATTAGATGAAAACATGCAAGCGTATCAAGAGATGTATAATTGGATTAAAAGAAATCAAGTAACAAACATGCAAGGCAATCAGCTTTTACAAGGAGGAAATGCACCTCCTACAAATTCTGATATTACTCTTTCAATCTTATCGAGCCATAACAATTTAACAAATCAATTTCGTTATGTTGATGCAATACCTACTTCACTCGGTGATATTAACTTTGAATCTACTGCATCAGGCACGGAATTTATTACTTTTGTTGCCACATTTAGATTTAGCTATTTCGAAATGATGATAGTAAATTCATCTACCGGTGCTATTACTGATTCATTTACTGCATAAAAATATAAATAACTATTTACTTTTCTTCTCTTTTGTGATATAATTATAGTATGATTGACTTAAAACAAATACATGAAATGTGGTCTCGCGATAGCGAGATTCGAATGCAACTCGATGAATGTTCACGTGAAACACCGATGTTGCACGCTAAGTATTTGGAATTTCTTTCAACAACAAAGCTACAACTTAAGCGTGCAGAGTTTACGCAGAAAGTACTGTTGAAAGAAAAATGGTTATATTATAATGGTAAGATGTCACAGGAAGATGTCGTAGCAAAGGGATGGGATCCTGATCCATTTGATGGTCTGAAAATACTCAAAGGCGAAATGGAATATTACTACGATGCAGATCCAGAAATACAGAAATCTGAAGAGAAGATACAGTACTTTAAGACTGTTATAGATACTTTAGAACAGATCATCAGTAACTTAAACTGGCGACATCAAACAATTGGTAATATAATTAAGTGGAAACAATTCGAGTCCGGAAGTTAAGTCACTCCGATTTACATATTGAATCTGATTCAGGTGCCGCACAAGAGCTTAATGAGTTCTTTAGTTTCTATGTGCCTGGATATAAGTTTATGCCTGCATTTCGTAATAGGATGTGGGACGGTAAGATACGTCTTTTCCAACTTAAAGACAGAACATTACCTGCAGGTTTATTTTATCACTTAAGTGAATTTTGCAAAAACCGGGGATATATATTAGAGTCAGAAAAAACTCAGTATGGAGCTCCCGATGATCGAAATCATATCACACCCGATAGTCTTAACAGTCTTCTTCACTCTCTTAATCTCCCTTTCGATCCTCGTCCCTATCAGTACGAATGCATCGGCGAAGCGCTCACAAGAAAAAGAGCGATCCTCCTCAGCCCCACAGGATCCGGAAAATCCTTCATCATCTACCTGATACTATCGTATTACTTAGCGCATCTTGCAAAAAATAGTGATACGAAGGTACTGATAATTGTACCTACAACTTCGCTCGTAGAACAGATGACCGCAGACTTTCAGAGTTATGGATTGCCAGAAGGATTAGCTCATAAAATCTATTCAGGTAAAGATAAGAATACAAAGTCACCGATTATTATCTCTACATGGCAGTCGATCTATAAATTACCGAGAGCATGGTTCGAACAGTTCGGTGCGGTATTCGGTGATGAAGTACATGGGTTTAAATCAAAGTCTTTGATGAATATTATGAATAAGTGTACCGAAGCAGAATATCGCTTTGGCACAACAGGTACTCTCGATGGTTCTCAGACTCATGAACTCGTACTTCAAGGTTTATTCGGCAAAATATATAAAGTCACTACAACAAAGAAACTTCAAGATAGTGACACTCTTGCAAAGCTATCGATACGAAGACTCGTACTCGAATATGATGAAAAGATTCGTAAGGACTTTGGTAAACGCACTTATCAAGATGAGATTGCTTTTATTGTAGAGCATGAAAAGCGAAATAACTTTATTAAGAATCTTGCACTTGATCTCAAAGGTAATACGCTCGTTCTTTACAACTACGTAGAGAAACACGGTAAACCGATATTTAATCTGATTAGAGATAATGCAGAAGAGAATCGAAAGATCTTCTTTGTATCTGGTGGTACGGACGTCAGTGATCGTGAAGCCATCCGTGGTATTGTTGAAAAACAATCAGATGCGATCGTCGTAGCGTCTCTTGGCACCTTCTCTACTGGTATAAATATTAAGAACCTACATAATATTGTCTTCGCTTCTCCAAGTAAGTCTCAGATTAGAGTACTTCAGTCGATTGGTCGAGGATTAAGAAAGAGTGATGATGGCCGTGTTACTACACTTTATGATATCTCAGATGATATTAGTTGGCAAAAACGCAAAAACTTTTCTTTGTTACATTCGTGGGCTAGACTTGACATATATAAAAAAGAGCAGTTTGAATATCAAACGATAACGGTGAAAATATGAACTTAAAACAATTCAAGCTTACGAATAACGATGAAATCATCTGTGAAGTTGTAGAAGACACAGAAAACGATGAAGCGATCGTAGTACGAAAAGCGTTAAAAATAAATTCTGCCGAAGACTTCGAAAACAATATTCGCTACTATTCATTTAGACCGTGGGTATCTTTTCAAGATGATCCTGCAGAATTATCCGTACTCAACGTTGGCCATATCATCGGGGAATCTCTTCCATCGCACACTCTTGTAGTTCATTATGCGGCGGCGGTTCGCGAAGTAGAACTTGCAAAAAAAGATAAGCGAGAATTTAATCTCGATGACATCGTAGAAAAAATGTCTGAGATGGATGAAGATGAGTTGGAAGATTTTATTGAGGAAAGATTGAAAGATGATGCACTCAAGAGAAACAGAGATGCTCAATTTACTGCTGATTCTGATCAACCGAATGTTATTCATTTTAAACCGCCTAAAGATACTATGCACTGAAAAAGAGTCTACCTCCGCTCCAACAAACTATAGTTTATTATAACCTATAAAGTGCACTTTGTACACTACTATTTTTTACACTTAGAGAAAAAGTTATTTGTGTACAATAGTATAGAAGTTTGATATAATAATAATGAAAGGAAGTGACAATGGCACGAAGTAAACGCGCAAGCATACATTACGTTAATAACGCTGATTTTTCTCAAGCTGTAGTTGACTATGTAAAAACTGTACAAGAAGCTAAGAAGAACAACGAACAACTCCCTATCGTACCTGACTATATTGCCAGCTGTTTTTTACGAATCGCTGAGGGTTTATCTCATAAATCCAATTTTATTCGCTATACATATCGCGAAGAGATGGTAATGGATGCAGTTGAGAATTGTTTGAAAGCTATCGAAAATTATAATCTCGAAGCAGCCACACGAACTGGTAAGCCTAATGCTTTTGCATACTTTACTCAGATCACTTGGTATGCTTTTCTTCGCAGAATTGCAAAAGAAAAGAAACAACAAGACGTCAAGATGAAATATCTTGCATCGTCTGGTATCGAGAACTTTATTGATAATGAACTCGGTGACGATATGTCGCAGCAGGTTGTTGGTGCATTTGTAGATACACTAAGAGATCGTATCGACAAGGTACGTACATCTGACGCAGAAGTCAAAGAGTTTGTACAGCAAGAAAAGAAGAAACGAATAAGACTTGCTGATTCAAATCTATCGGAGTTTATGACTTGAAGATTGCTATATTAAATGATACACACTGTGGCATTCGTAATTCATCAGAAATATTTCTAAAGAATGCTTCAGATTTTTATTCGAACATATTTTTCCCCTATTGCCAAGAGCACGGTATAGAACAAATTGTGCATCTCGGCGATTACTATGACCACCGTAAGTTTGTCAATTTCAAAGCATTGAATCACAATAGAAAAAACTTCTTAGATCCAATGCGGAAACTTGGGATGAAAATGGATATTATTCCAGGTAACCATGACACTTACTACAAAAACACGAATGATCTTAATTCATTAAAAGAACTCTTGGGTTATTATATGAATGAGGTTCATATCATTATGGAACCAACTGTAATGGAATATGGGTCTCTAAAAATGGCTATGTTGCCGTGGATTAACTCAGAGAACTATCAGTCCTCAATGAATTTCATTCGTGATTGTAAAGCGGACTGGCTTGGTGCTCATCTAGAACTGGGCGGGTTCGAGCTTATGCGAGGAGTAAAAGCGCATGGCGGTCTAGACCATAAGCTCTTCGAAAAGTTCGAACTCGTTCTGACTGGTCATTTTCATGTATCTTCTCGTAGAGATAACATATGGTATCTTGGTAGTCAAATGGAATTTTTCTGGTCTGACGCTCATGATCCGAAGTATTTCCATGTAGTTGATACTGAAACCAGACAAATCGAGAAGATCAAAAATCCTTACACTTTATTTGAAAAAATTGTGTACAATGACGATGAAATAGATTATAATAACTATGATGTCTCAAACCTTGACAATAAGTTTGTTAAGGTCGTAGTTGTAAATAAGAAAGATCAGTTTATCTTTGATAGATTTGTCGATCGTATTCAGAACCAAGACATCTATGAGTTGAAGATTGCCGAAAACTTTAACGAGTTTGTCGGTGAAAATGTTGAGGATGAGGAAGTAAGTTTCGATGATACTGCAGTGATTGTTGATACATATATCGATGCAGTAGATACCGATCTTGATAAAGAAAGAATCAAGGTTGAAATGCGAGAACTTATGACAGAGGCACAGGCTTTAGAAATTGCATGATTATATTTAAGACACTGCGTTGGAAAAACTTTCTTTCCACTGGTAATAGCTTTACCGAAATTCAATTAGATAAAGACCAATCAACTCTTGTGGTTGGTCAAAATGGTGCAGGTAAATCGACAATGCTTGATGCATTATCATTTGCATTGTTTGGCAAACCTCATCGTAATATTAATAAGTCACAGCTTATTAACTCGATTAATAATAAAGGTGCTTTAGTTGAAGTTGAATTTATTATTGGTCAAAGTCAGTTTAAGATTGTAAGAGGCATTAAGCCGAATACATTTGAAATCTGGAAGAACGGTACGATGATTAACCAATCATCTCACACCAAAGAATATCAGAAGATCCTTGAACAAAACATTTTGAAACTCAATCATAAGACTTTCCATCAGGTTGTAGTACTTGGTTCCTCATCCTTTATACCATTTATGCAACTCGCTGCTGGACATCGTAGAGATGTTATTGAGGATCTTCTTGATATCAATGTCTTCTCGAAGATGAATATCCTATTGAGAGAAAAGACAAATATTCTGAAAGATAAGATCAAAGACCTATCATATAATATTGACATACAGAAAAATAAAATTGAAACACAGCAAAAATACATTCGTGATATTACAGCATTAACTGAAGAAAATAAGAAAGAATATGAACATAGGATATCAGCAGCGCAGGATAACATCGATGACCTACAAGCTCAGAATAGTGAGCTTAGTGTGGGCCTCGAAGAAGATCTTCAACGCACCGAGAAAGAGTTATCGACTCTACATGATCAACGCCAAACCCTTATGCTCAGAGGTCAAGATATTTCAACGAAGGCAAAGCAAGTCGCCGAACGTGCCATGTTTTTTGAGGAGAATGAGGTATGTTCCGTATGCGACCAAGCCATCACAGACTCGCATAAACATGGCATTCTCGAAGCTGCAAAGTCAGAAGCAAAAACACTCCAATCACAGCGCCGTGAGATCGGTTCAGAAGGCACCTCGGTGGAGGAAAAGATTGAGTCGACCAGCAGCGTACTTCGAGAGATTCGATCTAAAATATCTGAACTCGGTCAGAACAACGTCCAGATCTCTAACCTCCAGAAACAAATCGAAGAGTATCAGTCTTCCTTAAAGAAGGATGTTGGTGCTGATTTGCAGAACGCAAAGGCTGATCTCGATAATCTTAGTAAAGAAAAAGATGGTATACTTGAAAACAAATTAAATCTTTCTGATGAATATAACTATAATATTGTAATTGGTGAAATGTTAAAAGATACTGGAATCAAGACAAAAATTATTAAGCAGTATCTACCGGCTATCAATAAACTTGTCAATCAGTATCTTCAAGTATTGGATTTCTTTGTACACTTTAATCTTGATGAATCATTCAATGAAACTATTCGCTCAAGACATCGTGATGAGTTTACTTATGATTCGTTCTCTGAAGGTGAGAAGCAACGTATTGATTTGGCTCTTCTCTTTACATGGAGACAGATCGCTAAGATGAAGAACTCTGTCTCTACAAACCTATTGGTTCTGGATGAAACGTTTGACTCATCTCTAGATCATGATGGTGTAGAAAATCTGCTAAAGATTCTTTATACTCTTGATGACAATACAAACGTCTTTGTTATCTCTCATAAGGGTGAAATTCTAGATGGTAAGTTCAAGAGTAAGATTGAATTTAAGAAAGAAAAGAATTTTAGCAAAATTGCAGCTTAACTGTTTACATTACAGTGAATATGTGTTATAATATATAAAATAATCCACGGAGTATATAATGGAATTGAATGAGAAAACCTTGAATGTCTTAAAAAATTTTTCAGGCATCAATCAAAATCTTCTAATTCAAGAAGGTAATACAATTAAGACTATTAGTGAAGCTCGTAATGTCGTAGCAACAGCCGTAGTCGAAGAAAAGTTTCCACAAAAGTTTGGCATCTATGATCTTAATGAGTTCATCGGTGTCCTTGGTCTGGTGAATGAACCGAATCTCAAATTCGCTGAAGAGAGTGTTACGGTATCTGATTCAACTGGCCGCTCAAAGGTTAAGTACTTCTTCTCTCCTGAAGAAACACTGACTTCACCAACTAAAGATGTTAATATGCCTGAGCCTGATGTTTCATTCACGCTTGATAATGAAACGTTGAATAAACTCAAGAGAGCTGCATCCACTCTTGGTCATTCAAATGTTTCAATTACACCAAGCGGTGGTGGTATATTAAGTCTTTCAGTTGTAGACAATGAAAACTCAACATCAAATACATATTCGATCGATATAGATGGTGAGTATACATCAAGCGATTTTAATTTTATTATTAGTATCGCAAACCTCAGAATTCTTCCCGGGGATTATGAGGTAAAGCTTTCTCGTAAGTTAATTACAGAGTTTAAGCATAAAGAACTAGACGTACGTTATTGGATTGCAGTCGAAAAGACATCAAACTTTGGAGTATAAAATGTCGACAGAAAATACACAAGAGCTTATGAAGCTTGCTAATCAAGTATCACGTTCAACAGTTGCAGTAGTAGATGCTGTAACTCAACGTGGTGGGTTTAAAGGTGAAGAGCTTTCTACTATTGGTACTCTTCGTGATCAGGCCATTCAGGTTATCTCACTTGTTGAACAAATGCAACAAGAAGCTGCCATGGAAGATGATGAAGAATAGTATTTACATTGCGCTCAAACTGTGATATAATATTTTTTTGTAATGGAGCACATGTAAATGTCTAATGAATTTCTCTGGGTCGAAAAATATCGACCACGTATTATTGCTGATGCCATCTTACCGGATGACTTAAAGCAAACCTTTCAAAAAATTGTGGAAACCGGTGAAGTGCCAAATATGCTTTTCACCGGCACCGCCGGTCTCGGTAAAACTACCGTCGCCAAAGCAATATGCAATGAACTTGATCTTGACTTTATTGTTATCAACGGTTCCGAAGAGGGCAATATTGACACTCTCCGTGGTAAGATCAAGTCCTTTGCTAGCACTGTCTCGTTACAAGGTGGAGTCAAGGTTGTTATACTTGATGAGGCAGATTACCTGAACCCACAGTCAACGCAACCGGCTCTTCGTGCATTCATTGAAGAGTTCTCTAATAACTGTCGGTTCATTCTTACTTGTAACTTCAAGAATCGTATTATCGAACCACTGCATTCTCGATGCGGTGTATATGAATTTGGCTTCGCTTCGAAAGCACAAGCAACAGCCTGCGCCGGTCTATTTATGAAACGTGCCGAAGAGATTCTTGAGAAAGAAAGTGTGACATATGATAAAGGTATCCTTGCCGAACTCATCATGAAACACATGCCAGACTGGAGGAGAGTACTTAATGAATTACAACGCTACGGCCTTGCTACTGGCAACATTGATAGCAATATACTTAGCAATTTGGCAGACACAAACTTCGACAATCTTTTCCATCATTTAAAAGAAAAAGATTTCAAAAAGATGAGAAAGTGGGTCGTAGATAATATAGATACAGATGCAAGCGCAATCTTTCGTGGTATCTATGACAGAATGTCTGATAAGATTGCACCACATTCAATACCACAGATCGTATTGATTCTTGCAGATTATCAATATAAAAACGCATTCGTAGCTGACCATGAGCTAAATGTCGTTGCGTGTCTTACGGAGGTTATGGCTAATGTCGAATTCACTTAAACTGTATACTCAAAACAATTGTCCTTATTGTACAATTATGAAAGAAAAGCTAGACGATTGGGGAGTAAACTATGAAACTATTAATGTCAGTTACTCGACAGACGCAAAAATGTTCTTAAAAGAAAAAGGTCATCGTACTGTACCTCAGCTATATTATGGCAATATTCATCTTAATAAAGTTGATACTGTCGACTTTACAATGAAAACTATGTTTGCTGAAATGCAATTAAGTTATGATGAAAATGATAGCGGTGTAGAGAACTTCGCATGAGCGGTCAACGACGTTGGCTAAAACTGTGGAGCCGTACCGTAGGCATGCCTGTTGGTCTCAATGATAATGACAAGCCAGAGTTTTTACCCATCAAACAAGATGACGTAATGAAGGCACTATGGTTTAGAACATTTTGGATTGTACTCCATGTTGCAACATGTATGATGATTATAACCGGCAACGGTAGAACTTTAGGATTTTGGTAATGAACCCTTTTGAATATGTAAATGCTATCAATACAACTAAGAAAGATATTATGATCGATGACTTAGCAGAAAAAGCTTATAATTCTTTTATCATCAATCGTTCTCTATCTTATTTTAACGATACAGTATTGATGGCAAATGAAATGAATATCAACCACCACCTTGATAACCGTTTACAATTTGACTTTTTTATAAATATAGTCAGAAAGAAAAAGCGGTTCTCAAAATTTATGAAGCCTGAGACCGTCAGTGACGTGGAAGCAGTTAGGGAATATTATGGCTATAACAATGAAAAAGCCCGCCAAGCCTTAACCCTTCTCACATCAGATCAGATTAATGAATTGAAAAAGAAGGTTTATAAAGGTGGAAGAAAATAAAATCATAGAATGGGCACCGACTTCAATGCTTGAAGTTATACTCAACGAACCGGATGATTTTCTGAAAGTTCGTGAGACTTTAACTCGCATCGGTGTCGCATCTCGTAAAGACAAAAAACTCTATCAGTCTTGTCATATTTTGCACAAACAAGGACGATACTTCATTGTCCACTTTAAAGAGCTATTTTTGTTAGACGGAAAGAAATCCAATCTTGAAGAGAACGATCTCGCACGGCGTAACACTATAGCTCAACTCATGAGCGACTGGGGATTAATCAGTATTGAGGATAACTCAAAAGTTAATCCTCTGGCGCCCATGAGACAAATTAAGATTATTCCATTTAAAGAGAAAAATGAATGGGAACTTTGTCCGAAATATAATATCGGAAATAAATGATGTACAGAGTAACAGGATATTTTAGCAACACAAAGGTAGTACAAACATTCTATAATGTTTACGATGCTATCGAGTTTAAAGATATTGTTGATGCAAATTATCCTATAAAAGTAACTTTTGAAA